TAGACCAGGTAAATTATACTCATTCTTCCAATATTCAGAGATACTAAACTTGGACGCCTTATAATCCCAAGTCCCAACCATTATTTTCTTAATGTAGTCAGTGTTTGTAAAATCTTCTCTTGGCAAATCTTCTGAATTATCACTACTTCTTGAACAAGACAAAAACGCCACAAATAATACGGCAAACAATAAAATCTTTTTCATTTTTAAAATAAATTTTAAATTAACCCCACAAAGATACAAAAACTACCAAATATTTTTATAAAAATTGTTTTCCGTTTTGTTTTTCTGTGGTTTGGAGTTGTTCATCTTCTATTTCCTGCATCATCATTTCAGGGTCTTTTACTCCTGCTCGCTCCATTGTGTGTTTTTGAGAGTAGATAGGCTTATTGCCGTTTGCCTCCATCAAGAAACGAATAAATTCCGCCTCGTTATTGATAACAAAAGGAGTGATTACAGGCTCTACATCCAAATCTTCCTTTGCAAGGCTTACATTCATCATTTGAAGGTAAGATTTTATAATACTTGCTCTTCTTTGGAATGCTGGAATATAGATTGCCATTTTCTCCATTACTTTAAGGTGGGCAGATAAGAATAAAAACTCTGCTGAACTCCCTGCAAGCATATTGCCCAATCCCTGCATTTTATCAAATGAAATATTAGGTGTTGCTGTAAAGTCGTGAACATCCCTTTCTAATCTATCTGTTTCCTTTGCAAGGCTTTCGTTTGCGTTAGATGGTGTTACAAAATTAGCATCAGCATCTTCCCCTAATTGAAGAACCCTGCCTGATTTATCTTTGCTCATCTGTCCCTCTACCTTGCCCCTTAATTTTAGGATAGGGAAAGCAAAGCGGTCGTTACTTTCTGCTGTATAAGAATAGATTCGCTCTAATCTCTCTATTGCTGTCTGAACATCTGCCCACTCTACCGCTTCCTGCTTATAGAATACCACAGGGATTTTCCCTATCGGATTATTTTTTCTCTCTATCTCTACCCATTCGTTTTTATATTCAAATCTTATGATTTCATCTTTGGTGTAAACCTCAAAGTATTTGATTTCATCTTTGGTAAATTCCCTGCTGAAACTTACTAAATCATCATTGTCATCAAATACAGGATATAGTTTGTTTTTCTCAGGAGTTAAGACCTTTGCTTTAAGTCTGAAATTAGAATTAAATCCGTAATAGTCGTTAGGTTCTGTGATAGGATACCAAAGTTCTGCACATTCTGTAAATCTACCCACAGCGGTAACAATTTCCTTGTCTGTGAACTTCATTTTGTTTTTATCCAAAACCTTTATAAAGGCATTATATAGATTAGTATCCTGCGTGTTGTTAGTGTATTTTACAGGTTTTCCACAAAGGAAAGTAGTTGCGATACTTACTATTTTTTTTTGGTAAGAAAGCCCAACTCTATTAAGGGGAATAGTAGTTGTTTTGATTTTTTTATCTCCGTTTTCATCAATATAATCAGAGGTTACCTCTCTATCAGGATAGCGGTATTTATTCTTAAAAATCTCATGTTCTGTTACGATATATTCCTTATTAAATTTCCCAATATTTGGTAAGACTCTATTGTTTTTATACTTCTCAATTTCCCGAATAGCGTTCATGGTTTTGTTTTTAGCAAATATATGAAAAATAAATGATTACATGTTTTTATTTAAAGTAAAAGTTTAATTATATTTATAAGAATGATGCAAGACTATTTAGATTGTTCCTTATAGGTTTTTTAAACTCAAAATAACAACGCATGAGTATCATATCCCTATAATCAGGAGAACGCCCTAAACCTTGTTTTATATCTTCTTTTCCTAAAAGCGTAACCACATCAGTATCTGGAATCCGCTCTATTGTATCCAGTTCTTCTTTTATGTGTTCTTTCTGCTGTTCAGATAGTTCAGCGGAAATATACATTTTATTCTCATTGATAATCCTTTCTGCTAAATAGACCAGCATTTGAGTTTGTAGATTTCTATATTTAGGAGTATCTTTTCTTCCCTCACTAACTTCTTCATCAAAAGGTCGTGCATTGTTCACAAATCCTACCACTCCTAAATTATCAACCACGCCACCGCCTACACCATCAGCATCTACAATACAATTAGATTTAGGAATATTATACCTGCTTTGCAGTGTTTGTATGCAGGATTGTATTTCGGTGGTTTTACTTATTTCAAATTCATATACTTCTATAAGTTCCCAACCTTCCCAGACGCCAATAACAGCCTTATCAGAACCAAACCTTGCTACATCGGCAGTGATATATTTTTCTTTTCCTTTTTCTATGTGTGAGTTAGTAAAGGATTCTAAAATCTTATCGTAGATACAAAGTTTATATGGGTTATCATCATACTCCCAATTACCTTTCAAAAGCCTTTCTTTCTTTGCTTTGTCCGATGTACTTTCCAGCTGTTCTATATAGTCTTGACCAATAAATGGGTTTTCCTGCACAAAAGCCTGTAAAAATGTTTGTTTTTCTGTGAGTTTTCCCTCCAAAGATGGTTTGTAAAAATAAGAATACATCCAGTTCTTTTTAGGGTTGCAGGTAATGAAGATTTTAGGTGTCAAGTTATACTCATCATTAAGATGTCTCCCTACCCTTGTTTTTAAAACATCAAAAGCACCAAAATTAACCTCTCCCCCTTCTTCTATCCAGCCACCTGTGTATTCTACCGAACCATATCGCTCATATAATGGGTCTCTTGGAAGATATCGTAAATCCAGCATATCTATTTGAGATCCATTTTTAAAACGAATAAAATTATCCTGTCCGTTGTAGGTAAATTCTGATTTAGGAATGCCGTATGCATCACAAACCTTATAAAGGGTGATAAGGGTAGACATACGAAGCCGTTTCAGCTCCTCCCTGCCTATAAACCATTTCGTTTTTGGATAGGCTAAACATTGGAACACCAACCACGATGCACCAAGCCAGCTCTTCCCTCCTCCTGCTGCACCACCATAAAGAAATTCACGAGTAATATTGTTCGTAAGGATTTTTAACGCCTGCTCTTGCTTTTCGTTTTTCTTTCCCTCACGAACTATTATAAAGTCAAAAATCCCACGAGTATAAGCGTGGGTTTTCAAACTTAATGGGTTAATATTACTCAGAATCTTCTGCATCCGTTAGCCCTTTTTCTGCATTTATCAATTCTTTTATTGCTTCATCAGAAAGTTTGGAATAATCAAAATGATTTTTGTTTTCTACTTCCATTTCTACCTCTCTCTTGTCTCGCCACATCTGTGGATTTCTGTTTTTAAGCCAAAAAATCTGTGCCGAAGTTTCAGGTGGATAGTAGTCTTCTACCTCTATTATCTCCACCTTTTCCTTTGAGCCTTCTCCATTTGTTGTTTCTCTGATTTTAATTGGCACTTGTCTTTTCTCCTTGTATCCGACTGCTTTTTTATACAGCATTGATGCTACATTAGAGTCAGCATCCTCCTTTCCCCTTTTTAGGGACTCCGAAAACTCAGGGTATTTATTCTTCCATTCGTTTAAGGTTGATTCTGAAATCTCAAACAAACTTGCTATTTGAGTATCAGTAAGCCCAGCCAAACAGTATTTAAAAACCTGCGGAACATGGTACTCTTTATTGTATTTTGTTGGTCTTCCTATATTACTCATTGTCTATCAATTCTGCGAGTTCTTCGCCTTTTACAAATTTAGTATCTCCGTTTAGGTGGAATCTTTCTAAAAAGAAGACCTTATTTTCATAGCTGTCAAAAGAAACCATGAAATATGGGTCTCCTTCATATACCGCACCTTCTTTTACCTTTTCTTTAATCTCTTTGATTTTTGCTTTCTTTTCTTCATCGGAAGGTTCGTTGTCGCTCTCTGCCTGCTCTTCCTCTCTTGCTGCTTCTTTCTTCTCTGCTTGCGGTTCAAATGTTGGAATATCTATTTTAATATCTACTGGGATTTCTACTTCCACGAATGACAAATCTACTTCATCCAGTCCAGCAAGATTTACATCAATATCAGGAATCATTAAAGCTAATTTAGCGTAGTCCATTTCTCCCTGAACAGATTTAGAGTTAAAGAAAATATTTAACTCCTTTTCTGTTTTTAAATCCACATTGACAACTTCCACTTTTATTTCATAGTCGTTCTCTTTTGTTTTGGGATTGTATTTATTAACTTCATCTGCTATGGATAGTTTTTGGTGTCCTGAAACGAGGTTTTTGGTTTGTTCGTTCCATACCATGCCTCCTATAATTCCGTTTTTCTTTATGTTGGCTTTGAGTTGTTTTCTTGCCTCTTCGGATATTTTACGAGGGTTGTAGTCAGCAGGAGTTATTTCACTTCTCCAAACTATTTTGGTTTCACTTTGTTTTATTTTGTTCTGCATAGTCGTATTCAAATAGTATTCTTTCTACATCAGGATATTCTGCAATAACCTTTTTAAGGTCGTTTGGTTCGTTTTGTCTGCACCAAAGGAGGAAAGATAAATCCATTATATCTGTCCCTTGGCTTCTGGTGTTTCCAGTGTTGCCGTATTTTAGTGGCTCTATAAGGCGTTTTTTCTTGATGAAATTTAATACATCTTTATTTTTCCATTTAGAGAGAGGATACACCTTTTTTGTCTTCTCGTTGGTTATCTCGTTCTCGTAGCCTCTCAACATTAAGCGCCTGTTTAGACTATCAGACTGCTTGAATCCATATACCGCCCATTCTATACCTGTTTGTTCTATGATTTTATCAGTGATTTTTGACAAATTATATTCAGCGTATGGTATCTGTTCTGTATCTGCAATGCCCATTTTTTTGTAATTATAATAGGCGTAATGTGGTGTTTGTATGAATTTAGCGTTCTTGTATCTATTTTCAGCCCATCTTATAAACTTATTGATATGGTTAAGGTCTTTAACCATGTACATGTAAACACAAATTACCTCTTTAAAATGAGGGCTTAATAACTCAAGCAGAGCAATACTATCTTTACCTGCGCCTGAATGAAAGAGCAAAACCCTTTCTGTTTTTTCAGAAAGAGTTTTGATACTTTTCAAAGTAGAATTTAACAACATTATTTATTATTTTCTTTTACCTAATGCTGTCACTCTTGCTCTGATACCTGAATTTGCAATAGTTCTTTTTGCTCTGGTACTTGGTTTACCTGTACCTTTTTTTGCTGGTTCTGACATAGTATTTAAATTTAATTAGTTATTAGTTTTTTAAGATTAGATATTTATTTTTTCAATAATTTCACCAAGTTCTATACAAAAATTACAATTATCAGTTGTTAGTTCATCTTCTACATCTGGGTCATGTTCAATAAAAACACCTTTACACTCTATCACTATTTGTGGTGCGTTTTTAGAATAACCCATTTGAAATCTTACTGTTTTATATTTTCTTGTATCAACAAGTTGATTTTCTTTGTCAATAACCCCCAACCTTTGAATATAAAACTCTGTAAAATCTCTATATTCTTGCTTTTTTCTGCCTGATAAAATTTCATTGAACCAATGTTTTGTTAATACTAAATATAATTCTGTATTGTTTTTTATTGCCATTTTATTTGTTTTTTAAATCTTTCTATTGTTTCTATTATCGTTATTCTGTCAAACTTAAACCCTCGCAAGTAGGCTAACCGCTCTAATTGTTCAAATCTTTCTGTGCCTATTTTCTTTATCAGGTTCTCTCGGTATGGTATCAGGTTGCCGTGCAAAAAAGTATTGCATTTGTGACATTGCCCATGGCAATTATCAAGGTCAAATCTAACACTTTGATAATTACCCACCGAGTAAAAGTGTCCAGCATGCATTTTACTTGTTGGTTTTATTTCATTGCAAGATATACACCGAAAATAACCATCAAAACTATCTCTACTTCTTACATAAGAATTAAAATGCTTTTGTGCTATCTTAATAAGCTGCGATAATTTTTTGTCTTTATATTTTTGTATTGTTTTCGCTTCTATCATTTTTTTCTTTTATAATTACCAGCCCTAAAAGGTTTATCAAAAGCATCTTCAATAGACCAGCCATTTTCTATTCTTTGCCTTACAGTGCGTTCATGGGTTCTTAAATTCTTCAAGTCTATTAAGTTTGTAAAAGCGTAAACATTACCCTTGTATTTAACCTTAAAAGTAACATCACGATTATTACAATTTTCTTGGCTTTTAACCCATCTGCAATTCTCTGGCGAATAACCTTTTGAATTATCAATTCTATCAAGCTGCAAACCCTCTTTATAGCCGTTACTTTTTGCCCATTCTGCGAATTTTTTATAATCTTGCCACGCTTCACAAACTATTATACCTTTGTCAAAATACAAATTTCTTTGAAAATATTTTTCACTCACTCTAAACCTCATATTATTCCAAAGACCGTACAATTTTGACCCACTTTCGCCATGCATCTTATTTTCACAATTACCGCAACTTTGTATTTTACCTCTTCTTAAATGAATGCTTCTTGCTTCATGAACATTACCACAGTCACATTTACACAAGAAAAACACAACCTGTTGCCCTGATGGCGAAACATAATTTGGCAGCCTTTCTATTACTTTCAACTTGCCAAATCTCTGCCCTATTAAATCTATAGCTTTCATAATTTGATTACTACCTTACAAAGGTCGCACTAATATAATTATTTTTGTTAAATAAAAGCGGTTTAAAGTGCGAAAAATCAAACTTTTACATTTTAAAAACCGCTTTTGGTGACATTACACTAAATTAAACTTTTTAAAGCATCTAAATTCGTTTATTTCAGTGTCAAAATAAACTTGAATAGTATCATTTTGTTTGCGCTGGTTTTGTTCTGTTTTTGGCATCAAATCAGGGCTTAATGTGCCCCACGCCTCACGAATTTCGCCATTTACTTTTTGAAAGTAAAACCGCACTATTTTAGTCTGCATTTCTTTTTTTAATTTAAAGTTTGCCCACGCTTTTTTCAAACATTCTGAAAAGCTGAAGCCTGTTTGTTTGAAGAACTGCCAAGCAAGGCTCATAATGTTTTTTAGGTTTATTGTTTTCATAATTTTATCTATTTAATAGTTTTTGCCATTGTTCGTATGTATAACACCCGTATTTTCTTCGTGCTTCGTTTTGTGAAATTCTGAATTTCAAAACCGCCTGATTTAGAAAATTACTATAATCAAAACAAGTTGGTATTGTGTTTTTCATTTTGATTGATTTTTTAAGTTAATATTTAAAAGCCTTTTTGTGACTTGCTTAGGTCGGTTGGGTTTAGTTTAAATAATAGTTGTTATAGTATAGATTAACATAAGTGTTGCCGCCTTCTAATATTTCGCCTGTTACATCGCATCTATCAATTTGTCTGAATTTTTGGGCGATGTTTTTTATTTTTATCACTTCTTCGTTCTCTCTTGGGTTGCCTTCTATTTCAAATTTTATTGTAATATCTATATGTGAAGAGTAACCGCAGTAACCTGATTTAATTGATAATTTTCTGTTGTTATAACCAGCTTTTTTTAATTCTTCTCTTAATACTTGTGTCATTTCTTTCGTTGTCATATCTTTTATTTTTAATTGTTATACTTTG